ATAAACATCGATTCTCTACGAGTCTTCGACAAACTATCATTACCACCTTTCACAAAGTGATAAAGATTCTTCCACTCTTTACGGAGGGATGTGTGGTCTGTACCAACAGGGACTTCGTTCTTCTCATAAGGGACTTCACCCTCAGGGAGAAGAGAGATAACTGAATCATCAAAGTTCCAAATAAGAAGAGCGGTGATCGCATCACACCGTTGTTCTTTCAAGACTTCAACTTTCTTTGCCTTTGATCTTTGTTTGGAAACCAACTCAAAGATTTCGTGAACAAAGGGGTTGGGTGGTAATTTCGTTTTCACGGTGAAAGATTTTGTTGCCATGGTAATAATTCAGTGTAAGATATTTATTGATGGGTGTCAATCCTCAGACTCAAAGTCTTCAAGGTTATTTTCAAACCTGACTGCCAGAATGTCGTCTGGAATGATCATTCCATTTTCATCAAACATTTCTGGATGTGTTGGGATAAGCGTTGAGTTCCTCTCGATTACATACTCTTTTAAAAGATATCCGATGACCCCTCCAACCAAAAGAAACATGATTGAAATGATCGAAGATAGTGTAAGTGTGACTGCTAACATCTTAGCCCTCCTTTTTTCTTATGTCAAACTGAATGTCTAAGAAAAAATGGAACTCTCTTCGGAAAAAGGAGACCATCTTTCCAAACCTTATCTGAAAAGTCTTTGGTGGTTTCCTCCTCTTTTTATTTCTGAGTAATAATTCGAATCCCCGATTCATCTTCGGAGATTCATTGTCATTATTTAGAGAGTCTTGGTTTTCTTCCTGGTCTTTTGTCATGTCGGTATCTTTCCGCATCATCAAGTATTTTCATTAGGTAGTTTTTTATTTTTCTTGCCTCTGGTTTACCGAGATGACCGTAACCCTCACGGAGTTGTTTATGAGTGTCGTCACTACCACCTTCCAGATACCCCTCAAGGTCGAGTACAAGGTTCTTAACCTCAGTAGCAGTACAACTCATCAGAAACTCTTCTACAACTGTTCTAGAGGCCTTACTACTCCTTAGATATTCATACATGTCTAACATGTATCTACCTTGAAATGCGTAATCTATTGTATGTTCTACAACGTCGTAGAGTTCGTCCTTCATCAGACAAGTTTATTTTCTCTGAGATATTTAACAGTTTCCGTACATCCGCCAAGCTTTTTACCATCTACGAGGACTTGTGGAAAGGTTGCGCCCTTACCAAACTCCTCATAAAATCCTTCTTTGTTAAAGTCTCTACCGAGTTTATACTCGACAAATCTCAACTCAGCAAGTTGCAATGCACCAATAACTTTGGTACAATAGGGACAACCGATCTTTGAATAAACTGCAAAGTTGTTCATAGTAGTATCAGGAATGGAATCGAGATTGTGATTAGTGCTATTAGGAATCCCCCCACCTGATTCAGAAGTGGGGGGAAAATACTGTGATCATTCTGATCGTTCATTTATTTCTGTGGATTTATTCCACTCTTTGAATGATGACTGACAGTTCGAAGGTTCGGGTTCTTCAATACCCTTGATCTTTTTCCACTTATTATACATGGCTTGAAGATGCCAAGAAGATGCCAAAGATACGGCACCCTCCTCTAATCTTTTAAGATCTCTTGGGTCGTTAGTGTACTTTTTGTAATCCTCTCTCCAAGACTTTGATTCATCTTTTGTCATATTATATATTAATATAACACAGATCAGCGACGAAGACCACCCCTAGGCATTGGAGTACCAAAATCAGGAAGTCCACCTCTTGGCATTGGTCTTCCAAAGTCAAAATCATTGAGTTCGGGCATTGGTGAGCATGGACGCTTGAATGTGCAACGTTTCCTTGGACGTGGAACATTAATGAAGTCTCGTCCACCAGGACCACGTTTCCTTGGACGTGGAACATTAATGAAGTCTCCTCCACCAGGACCAGATACCCAAGGTTTTGCTTCAGCAGCAGTGCCGCCCGTGATGCCAGCAACAGAAGCGAGCATTAGGGGAAGAACTAATAGTTTAGTCATAAGAAAAAAGATATAAAAAAAGAGGGTATTACCCTCTCAGTATATATTCTTCATGTGATGGTGTCAACCAAAACCTTTTTGTGAACGAGCCTTATGTGGTGGATTATTTACATCCAGGACTTCTATATGTGAAAGAAATACCTTTCTATTCCACCATATCTCATGAGCAGTTTGCCAGTTGTCAACCACAATACTATCTCCATTCTTTCCTACAACTTTGTAGTGATGTCGATCATACAAACGATCAGAGGTCTGTGAGAAATATTGTGGATTATCAGGTTGAATTAGTTTCATCAGTCTTGATTATAAAGGTCCTCTAATTTTTCTTTAGAGAGATCAACGTACATAAGTTCAT